CAGATCATTACTAGTAATGAACAGAAAAAGAGAATTTAAATTTTACAGACAAAACTTTCGTTCTATCTATAAAGATCAAACTCTTCGAAAGATCTGTGATAATTATCTAACTCACATTGAATCCATGATTAATAACCATGGTGTGGACCAGACAATTATTTTCCATAAGGAGATACTCCGGTTTATGCAGCAAAGCTGTATGGATCAGAGTGCAACCTTTGACCAGAACCAGTTCTGGACAAAGACCAGACAAGGTATCCCCTCATTCCTGATTAAGGATATGAAGAGACCTTGAAAGGATCTTATGAAAGATTTTAAGTTCAGACAAGGGATGATGACAATTTGTAATTTCTACAAAATATTAAAATCTCCTGTCAGTTATGATGTTTCCACCATAACTCGAGTGAACCCAAAATCTCAGACCTCTCGATACGATGAGTTGCTGGATGAAATTCCTTCCTCTTTCCAAGACTTCTTGGATAAAAGGAAGATTCCATCTTTTCAGTTAAACTCGTCCCAGAATCCTTTATTTGTCACACCAAAAGCTTCTGCCCAAGGGTCGAATGCGATTGGTATTACAAGTATAAAGGACGCTATTGCTTGCGAGAGCACAGGAATAATCGAAACTCAGAGAACAATGGCTTCAATGGTTTTTACCAAAGAAGCTTATGCTCAGTGAGAAAAGCTTATCACTGATTCTCTTCTCTTGCGAGATCCGGACGTCTGTTACACAGACATGACAGGTCGACTCCACTTCCTTCAAGAAGGGGGCGGGAAGACCCGCGTAATCTGTATACCAGACATCTGGACTCAGACAGTACTGAAACCGATTCATGATTATCTAATGATGGTCTTGAAGAGGTTTCCATGTGATGGTACATTTTCCCATTCTAATCTCGCGAAAAGAGTGAGGAAATACACCAAAACAGGTGCACTAAACTGCTTCGACCTTAGGGCCGCAACAGATAGGATGCCAGTAGAACTTCAGGCAAGGGTCTTGGAAAGACTCCTTGGTAAAGAACTGAGTACCGTTTGAAAGAGCCTACTAGTGGATAGAGATTTCCACTATGTAGACGGGCAACTGAGATACGCTGTAGGTCAGCCAATGGGGATGTTATCCTCTTGAGCTGCCATGGCGATAACTCATCATGCCATAATCAACTACTCCCATAGAGGATTCTACGGAGTGATTGGTGATGACATGGCAATAGCAAGTAAGTACGGCACGGATGGATACGAGACCTCCTTGGATGCACTTGGAATGGAGATTTCTGTTGAGAAATCCATAAAAAGTACGTCTGAAGATAATCTCGGTGAGATCGCCAAGAGACTATTTGTCAATGGCGGTGAAATCTCACCTATCCCTCCG